TGTGGTGCTTGTAATTGCCAAAGACTCGATATTATGCAGCATCATGAATTTAAGGAGTCTTTTAATCAAGTTATCCGTAGATTTGAATTTTTAATTTCACAATATAAAAAAGATACCATTATTGATGATTGTCAATGGCCAGAAAGATATAGATATGAAAACTTTGGACTAAAAAGATATTTGTGTGATGGAGAACAGCAGCATGATACTCATATTGATGCTAGTGATGTTGATAGTGCAAAACGATTTGTAGCACTTGTATGTTATTTAAATGATGATTTTGATGGAGGTGAAACTTTTTTTCCTCAATATAATTATCAGACTACAGTATCTACTGGATCAATTCTTATGTTTCCTGTTTCATGGAGTTACCTTCATCGAGGAAAACCACCTACAGGTGGAAATTCAAAATACATATTAAATTCTTTTCTTCAGTATGAACAAAGGCAAATAATGAATAGAATAGGAGATAAAACGATGGGACTTGACATTAGCGACATCTAACAATATAATGTAACTACGCTTTTCTACTTTATGGAACGAATTGAAACCACAATTCTAAAAAACTTAATATTCAACGAAGATTATTCTAGAAAAGTATTACCGTTTCTTAAAAATGAATATTTTGAAAGTTATCATGAGAAGGTAGTATTTGAAGAAACTGCTAAGTTTATTATTGAATACAGTAATCTACCATCTAAAGAAGCAATCATAATTGAAGCAGAAAAAAGAACTGATATTAGTGATGAAGGTTTTAAAGATATAAGTACATTAGTAACAGAATTAAACGAAGAGAAGAGTGACCTTCAGTGGTTGTTTGATACAACAGAAAAATGGTGCAGAGATCGTGCAATCTATCTTGCACTTGTTGAATCAATTAGTATTGCTGATGGTAAAACAGAGAAGAAAAAAACTAGAGATGCTATTCCATCTATACTATCGGATGCACTAGCAGTTAGTTTTGATAATAATGTAGGACACGATTATTTACAAGACTATGAAGAGCGATTTAAATTCTATCACCAAAAAGAAACTCGAATTCAATTCGACCTCGATTATTTCAATAAGATTACGAAGGGTGGTCTTCCTAATAAAACACTCAATATTGCTCTTGCTGGCACTGGTGTTGGTAAGTCTTTGTTTATGTGTCATGTCGCAAGCAGTGTGTTACTCCAAGGGAAGAACGTATTATACATCACGCTTGAGATGGCTGAGGAGAAAATTGCAGAGAGAATTGATGCTAATTTATTAAATGTTCCAATACAACAATTAGTTGAATTACCAGAAATGATGTTTGAAAACAAGGTAACTAATATTGCAAAGAAGACACAAGGAACAATTATTATTAAAGAATATCCAACTGCATCTGCACACTCAGGACACTTTAAAGCACTACTTAATGAACTTGCACTTAAGAAGTCATTTAAACCAGATATTATTTTTATTGACTATCTAAATATATGTGCATCTAGTAGATATCGGGCAAATTCCAATGTCAACTCGTATTCCTATATTAAAGCGATTGCTGAAGAACTCCGTGGTCTTGCAGTTGAGACTAATGTACCTATCGTCTCCGCTACTCAGACGACTCGTTCTGGCTTTGGTAGTAGTGATGTTGATCTTACTGATACAAGCGAAAGTTTTGGGCTTCCCGCAACTGCTGATCTTATGTTTGCTCTTATTAGTACGGAGGAACTGGAGGAGGTCGGGCAGATAATGGTCAAGCAATTAAAGAATCGTTATCATGATCCAACACTTAATAAGAGATTTGTAATAGGTGTAGATCGTGCAAAGATGAAGTTATATGATTGTGAGCAACAGGCACAGGATGATATTATTGACAGTGGGCAAGAAGTAGAGTATAATTCTGACAAGAGCAAAATGCTCAGTAAATTTGATGCACTAAAGTTTTAAATGACAAAGAAAATTGACTTTGATAAGTATGCTTTATTCGTGGATGGTGTCACATCCGATTCCAGTAAAGATTATAAATCTTTCCTTGATAGTATTGAATATCTTGACGGAGAAGGTTCCAATATTCAGCGGCTTCTTACTGCTGCTGTTGGTATTAGTGCTGAAGGTGGTGAGTTTATGGAGATCGTTAAGAAGATGTTATTCCAAGGTAAACCTTGGACAGACGACAATAGAGAACATCTTATTATTGAGTTGGGTGATGTTATGTGGTACGTAGCAAACGCTTGCATAGCATTAGGTGTAGATTTTGATGATGTCGTCAAAGGTAATGTAAAAAAATTAGAGAAGAGATATCCTGGTGGTAGTTTTTCTGTAGAAAAGTCTGAAGTCAGAGCAAAGGGCGATAGATAAATAATCCAGACTACTAGTGTATATTCTCAATGGCAACCCTGTCATGGAAAAATTTAAAGAAAGATCATCCTCAAGGTGGAATTTATCTTAAAGTACTTTATCAAAATATAATTGATGAAGATGTTATTAGGGTAACTGGTTCTGGTGGACCTAATGCTGTTGTAGCAGCTCCACCAAACTCAAAAGTTGTCAGTGATATGAAAAATGTTCTTGATGGCAAATTAACATTTGAGAATTTTAAAAAAAGTTATACTGGTGCTGGTAAATTAGTAGCTATTAAATCTGCAAGTAATGGTAATAGTGTTACTAATATAAAATTTACTGATATAGAGAGAACAGTTGCATTTGGTAGTACCACTGGATCTGGTATGGGTGCTACTAAGACAGCAAAAATGGAGAATGCTGTCTGTTGGTATTGTGCGTATGTATGGGCAAATGGGAAAGTTGCTCCTGATTTTTTACCATCAAAAAATGAGTTTGTACAAGTTGCAAATAAAGTTCATGGTGATGTAAGTCTAGATGTAATATACGAATGGTTATCAGAACAGACGGAAGGTTGGATAGAGTCATGTTGCACTGTGGCAAATAAGTTAAGAGATTCAAATGATTATTATAATCCCTCATATCATTTTTATAGAGGGCAGAATGTAGGTGGCACTGATATAGTTAAGGTAGTTGAAAGCCATTATTATGTTGTAAATACTAATGAGAAAGAAGAACGAGGTAAAAGACCATTTACAGATATAAACAAGTGGTCACCTGCTGATATGTACATGTGTGAATGTGATTTTGATACTTCTCAAATTACAAATGAAACATTATTCAGTGGATTTAATCAAAAAATGAAGGAACTTTTAGATAATAAACAGTTGATTGGTGTTTCTTTAAAAAAGGTTGGTAGTAGTTGCACTCTCAGACCATTCAATTTTACTAAAGCATCAGCACGTACAACAAAAACATTCAATTCATATAGAAATGTGTCTTTTTTTGGTTCTATAGACACATATTTTAGAGGTGGTTCTAGCGGAAAAGATCCAGAACTTCAGTTACGTGCTAGTGATTCTGATGGTGAGACATTTCAAGGAGAAATTCAAGGACAAAATGCAAAACATGGTAGAATTGGTGGTGGAAATGTACATGACATTCTTGTAGCTTCTATCCATAACAGTTCTGGTTTGTGGAAAGACTATAGTTCTGCTTCTGGTGCTGTTACTCCTTCTAGAGGTGCTGGTCTTGATAGAAAATTGTTAACTTTATACAATAAATGTAAGAAGGCATTTGTAGATCAAGATGAAAATGTTACTTTAGCTTCTATTGCAGCAATGCCATCTCAATGGAAGTTCTCTAAGTATTTTGGTTTAGTTGCAACAGAAACTATGATGAGTGCTACACCTTCAGAAAGAAATGAAGTAATGAAAAGATTGTATTTGTATGGTACATCTCAAATGGATGACTCTGCTCCTTTTATAAAAGTTTTCTAATGCCAAACGTAACTCAATTAAAACACCTAGAACACCTTGAGGATGAGATGCTCAACTATGGAGTTGAGGGATGTAAGGCAGCTGTTAGTTTCTTACAGGAATTAAGGAAGATGCTTGGTTGTGATGACAGCACAGGATTTATGCAAACCAAATGGGATGGTGCACCTGCTGTAGTGTGTGGTAAAAACCCTAAAAATGGGTTGTTTTTTGTTGGAACTAAATCAGTTTTTAATATAGAAAATCCAAAAACTTGTTACTATGAAGAACAGATTGATGAATACTATGGAGATAGAGGAGATCTAGCAAGAAAATTAAAATTTGCTCTGAAATATTTTTCTAAATTAGATATTGATGGTGTGATACAGGGAGATCTTTTGTTTACTTCTGGTGATTTAAAAACCGAGACAGTTCATGGTGAAAGACTTTATACTTTTAGACCTAATACTATCACATATGGCATACCAGTTGATCATCCTATAGGAAAAGCAGCATATCAGGCAAAAATTGGAGTGGTATTTCATACACATTATGTTGGAGATAAACTTTCTGAACTTCAAGCAAAGGGTGGATCACTTAGATTGAAAAAAATTGCTGAAGTTTTAGATGTTGATAATGATACTCCTATGAATAAGGTTGGTCTGAACCATACCGAAGAAATTAATTTTGATACTATGGTTGCTTCTATAGAAAGTAATTGTAAAAAGTGTGGAGATTTTCTTGATGAGTTGGTTACCAATACAGGCACAACAGGTGACCAAAAATGGCATGTTGCTTCCTATTTGAAGCAATTTTTTAATGCTGAAATAAAAGCAGCACGTAGTATTTCTAATGTAGATAAAGCATTTAGTGGTCTTTATAATTTTTATTATGATAAGACTAAAGAAATGCTTGATAAAATTAAAACACCAACAACTAGAGCACAGAAAGGTAAGTTAGTACATGATAGTCAGAATTATCTTAGGGATAATCAGTATAAATTTAAGTCAATGTTGAATCTTTATAAGGAATTGCAAGAGATTAAACAGTTTGTTATTGATAAGTTAGATCATCTTGAGACTTTTAGGACATTTGCTCAAACTGAGAACGGATACAAGGTTACAAAACCTGAAGGTTATGTTCTACATAAGGATGGAGACATGATTAAATTTGTTAATCGTTTAGAATTTTCCTACATCAACTTTACACTAGCAAAACAATGGCGTTAAAGTGCAACAAATGTTATTTTACCTTTGGTAGGTTTCAACCTCCTACCACTGGACATAGAGATAACTTTAGAAGTGTCAAACGTATTGCTGGAACAAGTGAGTATAGAATTTATATCTCACAATCTGTAGACAGTAAAGGATCTAACCCTCTCATACCAGAGAGAAAGTTGTATTATATGAACAAGATGTTTCCAGAGCATAAAGGACACATCTATAGTGGACCTAGAGATCCAGTAGCAGTTTTACAAGACATTATGATGGCAGGATATGATGAAGCTTTTTTTCTTGTAGGGTCTGATAGAGTGCAAGCAATGCAGTGGATTCATAAATACAATGGCAACGATAAAGATTTTTCTTTTCGTACATTGGAAATCATTTCCTCTGGTTCTAGAGATGCAGATGGTGATACCTTTGCAGTATCTGGTACTAAGATGAGAAGAGCAGCATATTCTGGTGATTTTAAAACATTTCGTTCTGGTATACCTGGTTTAAATGATAAAGAATGTGCTGATATGATGCAGGAAATTAGATTAAATTTACCAGCAAACTTTAAATGAAAACATTTCAACAATTTCAAGAATCTGCTTGGCAACGTAAGGAAGGCAAGAATAAATCTGGTGGTCTTAATGAAAAAGGTCGCAAGTCTTATGAACGTGAGAATCCTGGTAGTGATTTGAAAGCACCACAACCTGGTGGAGGACCTAGAAAAAGATCTTTCTGTGCTCGCATGGGTGGGGTCAAAGGACCTATGAAAGATGAGAAAGGAAGACCAACCCGTAAGGCACTAGCACTACGGAAGTGGAAATGCTAAATGAAAAATTTTAGAAAACTACGTGAACAGGCACTCAGACAACAGTACCGTAAGAAAGAGGTATTTGTTGAGGGTGACTACATAATGAACGCTACCACAGGACAAAAAGGTAAGATTCACAGAGCAGGTGTTAACTATGTTATATGTGTTACTGAGGATGGTGAAATGTTCCGTGCGTGGGTAAACGATATTAGAGATATAAATAGAACCTAGAAGACTGTCTAAAAGTATAA